AAGCATGTATGCCTGCCTGCCCGACAGCCAAAAGACAATGATAAACGGGTTGCCATAAAACCAGCAAGCCTCGCCAAACGCTACATAGATGGATTGATGGACCCTGTACGCCTAAGTGATGCGGCCCTAGCAGAGGCGCGATCTGACTTAGGGGAGTATGGCTACGCCAGCCAGTTTGATCAGACACCAATTCCTGAGGGCGGGGGTATGTTTGAAACAGATAAGTTCAAGATGGTTAAAATGCCCCTCCGCCCTGACGAATATAGGATTATAGTCAGGTTCTGGGACAAGGCCGCTAGTAGCCAAGATGGTGACTTTAGTGCTGGTGCCAAAATGGCCGTGGACAAGCATGGGTCTTACTGGGTCCTTCACGTAGCCAAAGGTCAATGGGGTACTTTTTTAAGAGAGTCTCGAATGAAGCTTTATGCTAGTCAGGATGGTTATGATGTTTGGATCGGGCTTGAGCAAGAGCCTGGGTCTGGTGGCAAGGACTCTACACTATCTTCTATCAAGAACCTAGCTGGCTATATCACGCGCGTATGCAAGCCTACGGGGGACAAAGTGCTACGGGCGGATGCCTACTCAATTCAAGTTAATGCAGGAAATGTTTACATGGTAGAAGGTAGCTGGAACGCCGAGTATAAGGAAGAGCTATCCTTCTTTCCTTATACCAAACACGATGACCAAGTAGACGCTAGTTCAGGGGCCTTTTCAATTCTAAGTAAAGGGAAAACAAGAGTAGGGGGAATACAATGACATGAGTAAAATAAATGGCACTACTTATTACAAAGTAAACGCCCAGGAAGATGGTGGTGGTTATTTAAAGAAGAAAAAGCGTGAAGGGCCTTTAGGCACTTTGCCGCCTAGGAATGGAAATTGCATTGTAGGCTTGCAATATCCAGAGAAACAGCCTAAAGAAACCCATAATGAAAAATAAAACCACTCAGTTCGTCGACGTGATTAGAAATAGTATAGCCATCAGTAGGGCTAAGATGTCGAGGATGCTTGACCCTAATAGGGACATTGATAAAGAGTGCGGCTACCCAGATGTAATCGATGCTTTACAGTATCGTAAAATCTATGACCGCGAGGGTTTGGGCAAGCGTGTAGTAGAGATTTACCCAGAGGCCAGTTGGTCAAGTAACCCTGTAGTGACTGATGGTATTAGCATCAATGAAAACAAATCTGAATTTGCTAAGGAGTGGAAAGAGTTTGCAAAAAGTAAGAAAGTCTGGCATTACCTCCACCGTGCGGATGAGCTGAGTGGGGTAGGTCATTTCGGTATCATTGTAATGGGGATAGCTGATTCAAAACCACTCAAAGAAGCTGTCGAGGGCGTAAATGCCGATACAGGGGAAATTAGTGGCGTTTTGTCCCATGAGCTTAAATACCTAAAAGTATTCAGTGAAGAGAATATCGATATAAGCAGGAAAGACACTAATCCTGAAAGCGTTCGCTATGGGATGCCCACCTTGTACTCTATTAGAGTGGCTGACGTTGAAAATAGGGATTCCAGTGTAGGCACAGCACTTACGAATATCCAAGTACACTGGACTCGTGTCCTGCACTTAGCGGACAACCGTAAAGACAGTGATGTGTATGGCGTTCCCCGTATGCAGGCGGTCTATAATCGTATTTATGATTTACGTAAAATTCTTTCTGGCTCAGGGGAGATGTTTTGGAAAGGGGGTTTCCCAGGGCTTAGTTTCGAGACTTTACCTGACGTACAAGACGCCGAAATAGACAAGGAGAGCCTAGAAAAAGAGGTTAAGGCTTACTACGAAGGTCTCCAGCGTTATATTGCTTTGCAAGGGATGACTGCCAAAAGCCTGACCCCACAAATAGCAGATCCATCACCACACGTAGAAGCAATGCTAAAGATCATTGCTATTGCACTTGGTATCCCATATCGAATCTTTGCTGGTGCGGAGGAGGCGCGTTTGGCTAGTAGCCAGGATGCAAGGGCGTGGAATAAGAGGGTTCTTACAAGACGTGAAAAGTATGTAGAGCCATTAGTTATACACCCATTCATTGATGTGTGCCACAAGTACGGTTTTATCAAATCAAAGCCAGCAGAAGAGGTTGCAAATGTGTTTTGGCCTAAAATTGATGTTTCTACAGAAGAGGACAAAGCAAACCTAGCTGATAAACGCACAAATGCAATGAGCAAGTATGTCTCTAGTGATTGTGAAGCTATCATGGCGCTTAAAGACTTCTTTATGTATGTTCTTGAGTATGATAATGATACGGCGGAACTCCTTGCCAAACATGCCTTGGAAAACGATACGCCATATACATTGAAAGACGAAACAGACGATGTATTGGCTGTGAAAGCACCAGGAAGTTCTTCTCCAATAAAAGGGGGCGCAGCCCCACAACAAGGTTCAACTAAAGCAGATGAAGATACTCGCCCTAAGCCCGCTAAAGAATGATCCGTCACGAACTGTTACTTTAAGGCGGACTTTTTGGGCGGCCCTAAGACGTCGCTACGCTAAAGTGAAACAAGCTGTAAAACAAGAGGTTGTTGATAACGATGCCCTCGGAATTGGTTTCAATGCGCCAGTTACGGGGGAAATGGCGGGGCTTGTGTCTAACCAAGAGTTCTGGGCTTACCTAGACACCCCTGAAAAAATCGATGCCTTTATGTTGTGGATTAATAGTGTCGTGGAGCGTGAAGTAATGACCGTTGATTGGCATAAGGGTTTTATTGAAAGTTCTTACAGGAAGGGGCTTACTAGAGCGTTTAATGACACACGCAAAAAGGCAAGGGCCGCTCAAAGCGAAGACTTTTACGAAGGCACTAAAAAAGAGTTCATGGACCAAGCGTTCTCCCAGCCACAAACACTGGAGACTGTAGCGGTGGTATTCGGGCAAAGCTTTGAGGCCCTTAAAGGTATCAATGCTGCTATGGCTACAAGCATCAGAAGTGCTTTAGCAGAAAGCCTGGCTAGAGGGGATTCCATACCAGCTACGGCTAGGGTCATAATGGACAACATAGATATTATATCCGCTCGTAGGGCCAGGTTGATAGCACAAACGGAGGTTACTAGGGCTCATGCGGAGGGGCAGTTAGATGCCTTTGAAAAACTAGGGGTAGAAGAGCTGGGGGCTTTAATTGAATGGTCTACTGCGGGCGATGGTAGGGTATGCCCCAAATGCAACAGTATGAACGGAAAGCGTTACACCCCTCAGGAAGCGCGGGGGTTGATACCACTTCACCCAGGTTGCAGGTGTGCATGGATACCTTATGTAGATATTGGCGATGAGTGAAGAGACAAAAACAAAACCAATGACTAATGGGGACTTCATAATGAAGTACCACACTGGCGGAAAGTCTTTACAATGGATATCTGCCCGTATGGGGATTAGCGCTGACGTAGTCAGTGATTGCATCAAAGACATGGAGGCCGAACAGGCTGCACCCGAAGAAAGTGACATACAAGAAGAGTTTTTTATAGAAACTCCACCAACAAGTAAAGATAGAATAGAGTACGATATTGTGCAGGCGTGTTCGCACTTGTCGGAGGCTTCTTCTTTGTTGTTGAACATAAGCAAAGGCATTGGGGATGCTTTAGTAGATGAGGCAGAGTTACTTGAGTTTGTGGTGGCTAAATACCAAGAGAGTAAAACGGACAACCCATACGAGTATCTAGTAGACCAATTGGTGGCAGAATACGTAATAGTAAAAAAGTCAAAATAAAAGCTTTACAAGACAATTAACATAAACTAATAGGAGGTAAGTAATGAATAGTAAGACTAAAAAAGTAATGGTGACTAATAGCGCAGGCGTGGCTGAAATAGAGGCTGTGTTCGAGCGTATGTCATTTAACGTCTCTAGTGACGTTGCTATAAGGGAAGAAGTGCTAGACGGTGATCCTCACTGGGTTGTGCCTATGGTGATGGCGAGTGAGTGTGTAATGAACGGAAGCCTAGGGGCTCTTTATTACCCCAAAGAAGAACTAAGCAAAAAGATCTCGGCCTGGAACCATAAACCAATTGTGGTTTACCATCCTGATATGAATGTTTCTGCCTGTGACCCTGTTATCCTCAATAAACAGAAGATTGGCGTTATCCTCAATACATCGTTTTTGGCGGATAACAAACTTCGCGCAGAGGCGTGGATACACAAGGAGCTAGCGGAGAAGATAGACAAACGCATCGTCGAGGCGATAACAAATAAAAGCACCATGGAGCTTTCCACTGGGCTTGAAGTTGAGATTGAATTTACAGGAGGGGATTTTAATGGAAAGTCTTACACTGGCATTGCTAGAAACTACACGCCAGACCATCTAGCAATTCTACCTGATGAAATTGGCGCGTGTAGTTTAGGGGATGGCGCAGGGTTCATTCGCAATAGCGAGGGGAAAACAGTTGTTAAAAGCCTTCACCGTGCTTTGCAGGCCTATGGCCTTACAATGAACGTGATGAGCCATAGTGACATTCGTGAAAGTTTGCGTGATGCTTTGAATACATTTTTCAAAGACACAGAAACAAGTGTTTTAACCCCATACGGAGTCAGTGAAAGTAAAGACAGCTCACGGCTTTTTTATGATTTATGGGTTGTAGAAGTTTACGATGACCATTTTATATACGAAATCAGTGGTGACTACTATAAGCTGTTTTACACAAAAACAGATGAAGTTGTTTCAGTGACAGGTACGCCTAAGAAGGTTGTACGAAAAGTTTCCTATGAGGCGGCTCCCGCCACCTCTGTACAAAACAAAGATAACAAAGAAAACAAAGATATGAATCGAAAAGAAAAAATCGACGCTCTTGTTAGTAACGGTGCCTTCGTAAAAGAAGACATTGAACTGCTTACAGGAATGACTGATGCTCAATTCGATCGTGTTCACAATCAAGCTACGGCTGCTGCGGCTCACACTGCCGCTGCCGAAGCTGGCGGTGGAGATGATGAAAAAAAAGCAGCAGCTAAAGCAGTAACTGAAGCAGAAGCGGCCCAAAACAAAAAGGCCCTTTCTGTGGAAGACTACATTAAGGCAGCCCCAGTTGAAATGCAGGCTGTGCTTAATGAGGGCCGTACGGCCCTCCAAAAAGAAACATCTTCCCTTGTTGCGACTATTGTTGCTAACAAGAAGTGCATTTACACCGAAGAGCAGTTACGGGTGAAGCCTATTATCGATCTCCGTGCTATTGCGGCTCTTGCGGCTAACAGCCAAGAAGAAGCTCCTGCGCGTGTGCCTTACGCAGCTCCAATGGCTGATGCATCGCATACACAAAACGCCGCAGATGGAGAAGGCTTATCCATCCCCGCCACTTACGGCGAGGCAAAGTAAAGTATCTTCACAATCAACGTAAACAACATTAAAGTTTAATACTATGAGTACTAAAAGAACAATCGTCCTTCGCGGCCCATTCGAATACTATGAATGGGAGGCCGCTTCTGCAATCACTCCAGGTGACTGCATCATGCTAGACTCCGCAGGTAAGGCGGCTCGCAACTCTGTTGCGACAGCCAACCTTCCCCGCGCACCTATTTTTGCTATTGAAAATAGCCTTATGGGTGACACTATTGACACAGACTACGCTGCTGGTGATACGGTACGCGCAGCCCATGTCGGCTCGGGTGGACGTGTAAACCCTCGCTTGGCGGCAAGCCAGACAATCGCAAAGGGCGATTATCTTGCCCCTGACGCAACTGGTAAATTCATCAAACTCAATGGAGGGACTTCCGCTGGAGCCATGCTTATGGCGACAGAGGCGGTGACTACTGGAGCAGGTGCAACCGCTCGTATCGACGCACAAGTGCTCTAATAGCTTTGCCTTGATTTCAACTGATAACAAAAATAAATAAAGGAAACATTATGGACTACTTCCAAGGAGGACAAGCAAAAGGCTCTATCGCCCAAATGCTTATGAACAACGAATTCACGCCTGGTTACATGCGCCCGTACGTCGATGAAGACGGACACACGTACGTGACCAATCTTGCAAACCAGAGAGTTCGCGCAGATAATGCGGACGCTACTTTACGCAAGGATGAGTGGATTCATCTTGATAGCGCTGTTGTGCAGGTTGCGCGTCAGCGTCTAGGGTTTGTAAATGGGCTTCGTAATAGTGGGCTTGTTTACAATCTTGGTAATGCAATGGGGAAGATGATTCTTCAAACACAAACGGCCAGCAAGCGCGGCACTGCTAAAATCAGCATGGACGGGCTTGCCAAGGGGGATGACGATCGTCAAGCCTTTGGGCTTGACAGTTTGCCTCTCCCTATCGTTCACGAAGACTTTCATTTCACTGCCCGTGAAATTGCAACTTCGCGTAGCGGTGGCACTCCACTGGATGTTGAAGGTGTTACGCAAGCGGCTATCAATGTAGCAGAA